GCTTGGTGTAGATCCACGTGGCCGGGTAGCCGGTGACGACCAGATTCGCGTCCTCATTCTCGTTGGAGCGGTGGCAGATGCGCATGGGGATTTTGACCGCTGCGTCGGTGCGCACGACCCACCGGCCCTCCCGGAGCAGGGCCAGGTTCTCGGGCGTGGGCCGCACCTCAAGGCTGAAACTCCCCTCGGTGTTGTACGGTTCGTCCCAGTAGACCGACACCCACACGTCGATATTGCCCAGCCTGGCAAGGGTGGTCTCGTCAAGAATGTCGAATGTCATTTCATCGCCTCCGGCAGGATGCCCGCCGACATAGGGTAAAAGCTGATGCTGGCCTGCAGGCCCTCCTTGCCGCTGGCGGCGTCGGCGGTGAGGACGTTATCTCCGGGGTGCAGCTCCATGAGGTCGCTGTCCTCGTCCAGCAGGGCGAAGGCGTTGGTCTCCACGCCGCCGGAGATGAGCTTGACGGCCAGCCGGTCGGTGGTGGTGCGGTAGATCTCCAGCACGTCCCCCTTGTTCAGGGTGGTGTCAAAGCCGATGTGCTCCCCAGTGGTGCTGTTGCGGATGGCTGGGTTGACCACGATACCCGAGGAGCGGAGCTTCGCGGTGAAAGGCACCGGCAGCGCACCGGGGTTTCTGACATTGAGGAAGTAGCTCTGCCGCCACTCGCTGTACTGGTGGCTGTCGTAGCAGAGCGGGAAGCGGAACTGCGGCACGAAGCCGCCCATGACGGCGTTCTGGCTCTCGAGGCTGTACCAGTAGGGCTTCGGGCGGTAGAGCATGAAGTCGAGACGGGGGTATGGGTGGAGCTGGACGGTGTAGGGGGTCTTTTGCAGGAAAAACCGGGAGAAGTATTTGTCCCCGAAATAGGCCGTGCCGGAGGTGAAGAAGGGCAGCTTTTGCAAAAACAGATTTGCCTGCCGCTCGCCATCCGGCCCCCAGAAATCCGCGATGACCTCATGAGAGATCCCCTCCACGCTCTGGCCCTCCACGGTCACGCCCTGCTGGTTGACGCCCTGGGCGGTCTTGAGGGTGACATCCACGCCCGAGAGATTGTCGATCTGATAGGGGATGCTGTAGTCCCACCCGAGGTCGAGGGATGCCCCGGCGTCGGTGACTAATCGGAGATGGTCTTTGCGCACGGGTGGATGGCCTCCTTTCAGCGGCTCTGTGCCTTTGCGCGGTCGGCCTCCCAGCGCGCTTCACGCTGAAGGTCGGCGGCGGTGTGGGCCTTGGAGTAGATGTTCTGGGTGATGTTGGTGTCGCCCTCGCGGTAGCTTCTGGCCGCAGCGGCGACCTGTGCCGTGCCGGATGCTGCCACCCGGCTGCTCACGGCCATGTTGTCGCTGAGGACAAGGGCGTTTGCGCTCTTGACCAGCTTGGCGAGGGACTTGTTTATTTCAGTAAGCTTTGCGGTGTTGGCGTCGATGGTGTCCGTCAGCTTGTTCGACTCGTCGGTGATGCTGGGGGTGTCGATGCCGAGGCCGGAGCCTCCACCTCCGCCGCCCCCGCCGCTGCCGCCAGAACCGCCGGAACTGCTGTGGCTTCCGCCCAGCTTGGACACGATGGCCGCGATGGCGACGCCCAGAGCGACAGCGGCAGCGGCCACCACGAGGCCTGCCGGGATGCCGAAGAGGGTGGAGGTGAGGGCCGCGCTGATAGCGGCCAGCATCCCTTCGACGGCTGCGCCGATGGTGCCGATCATGCCGGCGAAGCCCGCATAGATGGCGGGAAACATACTCAGGAGGCCGCCAGAGAGGCCGGCGCTGATGGCTTTGGCCGCAGCGGCCAGCGGGACCTTGAGTGCGCCGAACACGCTTTTCAGGGTGCCGCCCATCTTGACGGCCATGGAGGAGATGTCGCCGAACTTGCCGGTGATACCCTCGAAGAGCGTCTGCCCGATGCTCCACGCCGTCTGCGCCAGACTGCCCGCCGCGTCGCCGAGAACGCCGTTCAGGCCGTCCACCAGCGAGAGGGCATAGTCGGTGAGCTGCTGTTTCTGCTTACTGGTCAGGCCGCTGTAGAGGGCGGATGCCGCCCACTTGCCGATGCCCACCCAGTCGCCGGATTTGACGGCGCTCCACAGGGTATCGACGGTGCCCAGCACGCCCTCGCTGGCCCGGTCTTTTATCTCGCTCCACAGGCCGTCGAGGGTGTCGGCGGCGCTGTCCTTGATGGTCTCGGCCACCTGTTCGGTGCCGTCGGCGGCGATAGTCTTGACGGTCTCCACCGTGCGGAGCGCCCCGTCGATGACCTTGTCCTGCGTCTGGGTGATGACCTGCTGCTGTTCGGTGGTGCCGTCCGCGAGGGTCTTGGTCACGGTCTGGGTGGTGGTCTTGACCCCGTCCACGATGGCCGTGGAGGTGTCCTTGACCGTGCTGACCAAATCCCGCACCGTCTCCATGGTCTGGCTGACCGTCCGCTTGCCGTCCGCCGCGATGGTCTCCACGGTCTTGATGTCCTTGAGCACACCGTCCACCATCTGACGGCTGGTGGAGGTGATGGTCTGCTTCTGCTGGGTCGTGCCGTTGGAGAGGGTTTCCGTGACGGTCTCGGTGGTCTTTGTCACGCCGTCCATGACCGCCGTGGTGGTGTCAGAGATGGACTTGACGATCTCCGCCGACGCCTGCTTTGTGCTGCTGGCGGCTTTCTGGGCGGCGCTTGCGGCGGCAGAAGCGGCAGACGCCGCGTCAGAGGTACCGGAAGAGCTGCCTGCCCGGTCAGCCTGAGCCTGCGCTACACGGCTATCGTGCAACTGCTGGCGGCGCTGGCGGTCTGCATCCGTGGTGGTGTTGGTCTTGGCGGGCGTTTTGCTGGCCTTGTAGTCGTCGTAGCCGTCGAAGCCTGTATACCCGTCTTTGCCAAGGAAGCTGTTCAGCTTGTAGCTCAGCTTATCCAGCCAGCCGATGGCCGCACCGATGGTGCTCTGGGCAATTCTGGCGACGGCCTGAAACGCCCCATTCACGATGTTGCGGAAGGTCTCGCTGGTGTGGTAGGCTGTCACCAGCCCCGCCGCCAGAGCTGCCAGAGCGGCCACCACAAGCCCGATGGGATTGGCCGAAAGCACGGTATTCAATGCCGCCTGTGCCACTTGCAGACCGGTAGCTCCTGCGGCGGCAGCTTTATGGGCCGCAGCCATCGCGGTGGTGGCAGCGGTTTGCAGCGCCGTGATGGCCGTAGTCGCTGCCACGGTGGCTTTATAGCTCAGGACTGCCGCCGTGACGGCCACGACCGCGGCCGTCAGGACGCCGATGGTCTCCTTGAGCGCGGCCATTTTGGAGTCGTCCTCGGTGATGGAGACGACCAGCTCGTTTGCCTTGACGATGATGTCCCCGAGCGCCGAGAAAAGCCCGCTGGTCAGTTCACCGGTCAGCGCGGCCACGTTGTCCTTCAGGGTGGACAGCCTGCCGTTGAAGGTCTGGCTGGCCTCCAGCATACCGTTGTAGAACTGCCCGCCCTCACTGGTGGCAGCAGCCACGGCGGCTTCCAGCTCATTGAAGCTGACCTTGCCGTCCGAGATGCGCTTGTAGAGGGCGCTCATGCTTTCGCCAGTGGCGTCGCAGATCTGATTGAGCGGGTTGAAGCCCGCGTCGATCATCATGTTGACGTTTTCCAGCGTGACCTTCTGGGCCGAGGACATCTTGCCGTAGGCCCGCACGAGGGTCTGGAGCTTGTCCGCGTTGCCCAGCGAAATATCACCCAGACGTTTCAGTACGCCGGTGGTGTCGTCCGCCGCGACGCCGAACTGTAAGAGGGTCTGGGTGCCTTCGGTCAGGTCGGACAGGGAGAAGGGCGTGCTTGCGGCCATCCGGCGTATCTCTTCCAGCTTCTCGGCGGCAAGCTGTTCGTCGCCCAGCATGACCTTGAAGTTGGTCAGATAACTTTCCATGCTGCGGTTGTAGTCCAGACCGCTCTTGACCACGCTTTGCAGGCTGGATGCAGCTTTCTTGGCAAAGTCCGCGATGAGCTGGCCTGCGGCCACTGTCCACTTGCTCGTGGCTTTCTCAGCCGGGTCACTGTTGAGCTTTACTTCGCCGGTGATGGAAAAATCTGCGGCCAATGTGTCCACCTCTCTTTACGAAAAAGAGCGCAGGCACAGTGGCACAGGCTTAGAGTTTTATTTCGATTTCTTTGCGGCAGGCCGGGTTCTTGCATTTGACCCAGATGCCCCGGGCGCTGGCTTCCGGGATGGCCCAGACCGGCAGAGGCCGGCCGCACAGGGGGCAGAGCACCGGGGCGCGGTCAGCGCCGGAAGCGGGCCGCAAAGGCTTCGTTGCGGTCTTGCAGGGTGACAATGCGACCGCCTCCTTTCCGCAGGGCGGCGGGCAGAGCGAAGCGTTCTTTCAGCTCGGCACGCCGCTCCCGCTCTTCGCCCTGAAACTGCGTGAGGTCAGCCGTCCGGAACCCGATGATCTTCACCAGCTGGGTCTCCTCGGGCAGGTTCGACATGAGGGCCTTGAACCGCCACCAGTGGAGCCTTGCCCGGGTGAGGTCGATGCAGTAAGCCTGCTGGAACGCGGCCACGATGGCGGGGCCGTCGGTGACGTAGTCCAGCGCCAGCTCCTCGGTGCGGCTGCTGCCGGGGCGGTCGGCCACCTCCTGCGGGCCTGCGGTGTAGAACTCTACCAGAGCCTTGAAAGCGTCCACCTCTTCCTCCGGCGGGACGGCCACGCGGTAAAACCGGCGCATGGTTTCCCGGGCCAGCTCGGGCAGGCCCTTTTCGTCCTCCGGAAGGCGGAGATACTGCCCGTTGAACCAGACCATAGGCCGGAAATCCCAGTCGATGGGCCTGCCTGCCCACATGCGGGGCAGTTTGTCCAGCAGGATGTCAGCCATTTTCCAGAGCCGCCAGCTCGGCCAGAAGCTGCCTGCGGCGGGCGGCCTTATCCACCCGCTCGACCATCTGGGCGGCGGCAGGCTGGCCCGGATAGCTCACAGGCGGCTTGTGCTTCTTGTCCTTCTGGCGCTTCTCAGCCCGGCGCTGGGCGCGGTTCTGGGGGACGGCCGCCGGGCGGGAATAACGAGCCTTTTCGGCAGCGGCTGCCTGCGTGATCTCGTCGAGGACGTCGTACAGACGGCTGACATCGTTTTCGTTCAGCCCCAGACGGGCGGATGCCCCTGCGCCCAAGATCTTGTCGAGGCCGCGCATGGAAACGCGGGCCTGTGCGCGGAGGCGGTCGCCCAGGCGGACATTCTCCCGTTCGCACCGGGCTGTCTCGGCCTCACCCTCCCGGGTCATCTCGTCCAGTGCGTCCTCCAGACGGTCGAGGTCGTTGGCGTTCAGAAGCGAAAAATCAAATTCCTGTCCATGGATCAGCATTTATCGGTACTCCTTTCTCTCAGCCCGCGACGGCGGTGTTATAGTCGAACTCAGCCGGGGTGCCGATGCCCTTGAAATCGGCGGCAAAGGTGGCATTCGCGCCGGCGCTGCCGCCCACATCGCTGGTCAGGATGAGCGCGCCTTCGCCCTTCTCGCCCTTGCCGGTGCGGAGAGAGAAGTAAACATAAGGCACCACCACGCTCTGGCCGGA